GGCTTTTGTGTACTTCGTTATTCTACAGGTCGGAACCCGTCTTGTCAATCTGCTGCTTCATCACATCTAACATACTTGACATATTATTGAAGATCACATTCATATCAACATTTGATGGAAGACCCATCATTGAAGCGGATTCAGTAATTCTTTCTTTCATTTGAATCGCCTCTGGATCATCAGATAGACTCAAACGAGTATAAAGAACTTTCTGTTTATCAAGAAGTTTTTCTAGAATTTTTACATGCTCTAGTTTTTCTTCTTTTGTCATTGTGGGAAACTTAAAGACATTTTTATAGATGTCTTCTTGTAGTTCGTTAATTTCAGCAATTTCTGCTCTAACAACATCAGATTTGAAGAAACTCATTTTTCTCCTAAAACAACTTCTTTCAAGATATTTTTATAACGCTGTACATCAATATTTAGGAATGGACTGTACTTTTTTATTTTCATACTGACAGTTTCCCACACTGGGTCTTTTAATTTTCTATCAAAATTTTTCCCGAACAGGAATATTCGGTCGTAGATCACTAGTGTTTCAATACTAATTGTCCCGTTCAGGAACTTTTTTAAAATAGGTGGATGTCCTTTTTTACAATCAAATACTTCGTCTACTTTTTGATTTTCAAATAGACTTTGTGTTTCTTCTTTAAAGACATAAGAAAGTGATTGATTTCTTTTCTTCCATGCTTCATATCTTTCCTCACCTTCTCTCATCATTTCGCCAATCCACAGTTTACTTGGATCGGTGCATGTAATGAAATTTGATACAAAGAACTCTATAATTTCTTGATCTGTTTTTTGTCTGGAAACTTTTTCAAACCAGAAACGGTCTTTTCTTTTATAAAAAGATTGTACGGTCGCACGACTTTTTCCACAATACTTGTGGTAGTCGTAACTGTCTTTAGTGAAGTGATTCTTTAAAGACAGATAACAACGATAAGCATCAACAGGCATCATTCATCAAAGGGGTAGTTTTGCCCTGGAGCTCCTCTTTAGAAAGTTTAACTCCATTGCTTCATACTTAATTTTTTCTTTCAAAGGCTTTGAAATTAATTTTGGAACAGATTCTACATCAATGTTGTTCTGCTCACAAAAATAAACAATAGCATCAATGTAGTTCATATCTAAATTTGTCTGAACAAGAGATTCAATCTCCTGAGCAAATCGTGATGGACAGAAGAACTTACTCTCTAGAACTTTTTCTAATTCATTCTCCATCTGACCTAATATTGTGATGTACAAATTCTTTAATGTAGCGAACTAATAGTTTAATATAATCCCCTTTGTTTCTTTTGTCAAATACTTTGACTTCTCCTCCAGGAGTTACCATTAGGGTGATAAGTTTTTTAACTACTTTGCCAGTTAGTTCGTAGTACGCAGCAGCATAAAATGTTTCTTGGACAAAATAGTTTTCAATCCACTCTTCGGGTTTAATCTTGTCTGATGTTTTAAAGTCAATGACCGCAAGTTCGCCGTCATATTCAGCGATACAATCTACTCTACCAGCCAATCCAAGATATTCTGAATAGAGTGTTCTCTCAATCGCATGTATGTTATTTATCTTATCAAGCTCTGGTTTGAGATGATAAAACATAAACTTTGTCAGAGGTTGATAATCTTCCCAGTTGAGTTCCTTATTTTCAAGATAGTCCTGACAAACTTGGTGAAAGTCAGTCCCTCTTGCTGTTGCTCTTTTTGTAATGCGATTTGCTTCTTCAAGACCAACTCGCTCTCGCCACTTCACAAAGATTTGGCGATTATAGAATGATGTAACTGACGTAATAGAAGGCACCCACTGTCCATCTGGAAGATTGTAGAGGCGGATGCTTTCTGTTGTTTTACATTCTAATTCAAGTTCACCCAGATAATTATGATGAATAAAACTCATACTCCGATTTCCATTTTAGCCATAATGTATTCTTTCACCAATCCAGAGCGAACAATATCATCAACTCCAAATTCAATAATATCAACTGAAGGCATAATACGAAGAACCTTCATGAAATCAATAATTCCATTCTTCTCATTCGTTTTAATAAGATCAGATTGAGTAGCATCGCCACAGAACATAATCTTACTATTTTCACCTACACGAGTAATTATACTATCAAGTTCATGATAGTTCAAGTTTTGAAATTCATCTACAATAATAATAGCATTATCAAGTGTGGTGCCGCGAATAAAAGAAGTGCTCCAAAAACTAATTGTTCCTTGAGTTTTAAGATTACCATAAAGCATTTCAAAGTCTGCTTCACTTGGCATCTCAAACATGTACTTTACCATGTTCTTATATGGAATCTGATAAAGAGAGGATTTATCCTCATGATCACCCGGAAGAAAACCAATCTCCCTAGTTGCCACAAGGGAACGTACAATATAAATTTTTTCGTAAGGAGTTCTTTCGTCAAGTACATCTTTCAATGCATTATAAAGAGTGATGAATGTCTTACCTGTACCAGCACAACCATAGGCAACAAGGTTTTGATCTAACTTATAGCAACGAAAGAGTTCCTCTTGGTTTTCTGTAAGAGGTTCAATCTTTCTCATCAAATCAGCATTGATTGGTTTTTTCCTTTTCATTTGCCTATTACTCATTCCAAAGGGGACTGGGGATTTAGGAGCGTTTCTTTTTGCTGGCATGTTTTAAATTAAATTGGTTTGACGTTGGATCCAGGAACTTTTGATACTCTATGAAGAACATCATTCCATCCAGGTTTACTTTTAACTAACCTGTCGTATATCTCTCCAACTTCTCCAGAACTAGGACATGTGGAGGGATCACTCCAATCTCTATCCCAATCTGGATTATCTTTCTTCCACTGATCCCAGTCATGAACACTCAGTTTAACTTCTTTTTGTTCGCCAGTTTGTTTATTAATAACAGGATATGTTGCCAAATTTAATCCTCCATTCTATGTGTCAATATTTATTCAATCGTAATAGATGGAGCATCTACACATTCAGAACATCCCTCACGAGTCCAACCTAGTGCTTCAGATACAGCAGGGAACTGGCAAGTAAAGATACAACGAACTAGTTCCGCAATCTCCATATGTTCCTTCTGTGTTCCATGAGCAGAACGAAGATCAATGTAATGAATCCAAGAACGCACAGAGCCCGTCATATAGAGGCGTGTAGGCGTTGCTAGAGGCAGTACGAACCTAGCACACTCCTTTGCTACTCCTTTCTCTAGGAGGCGGTTGTAGAGGCGCAGAGCCTGCTCAAAATGAACACGGATATCTTCTGTCAGAGTCAGACTCAGATAGGCAGGGATATCATCAATAGAGTTCTGACGATTCTTATCATCCTGACGACGAAGTTCAGGAAGAGGAATAGTCTTATTCAGAAGATTAGTATCAGCATATCGTTGAGAGAACTCTTGATATGTAAAGGACCTATGCCGGAGAATCTGAGCCGCGATACCACGAGTCGTATTAATCTCTACAGTCATACTTGCTTGCTCAAAGATGCTCCAGTGCTGATGTTGGATACAATACTTGAGCAGTCCAGAGAACTTTTCATTCTCTTGATTGGCAGGATTACTTACCCTAGCACAGTAAGCCATGTGCTTCTCTGCATCTGGAGTAACACTGATGAGTTTTACTTCTGGTTTCATAAACTCGAATTCAGTCGGGATATCCATCATCGTCTCCATCGCAAAATACTTCGTCGTAATCATTTATGTAAGGTGAAATTTCCTCATAATTTAATTTGTAAGAGTCTACATCAGAATAAACCTCTGACTTTAGACATTCTACTAAAGACTCAAGGTTTTTGACAATCAACTTAAGCTTCTCTTTATCCATTCATATGAACGCTGACAAAGCTAATTATAGACAAAAAAAGAGGGAGTGTCAATCCTCCCTCTCATATTTAAAAACTTTTTCAAACCATTCCACAAGATGAATACGATAGCAAGACCAGTATCGACACCCACGATATGTTAATAGATAACAAGCAGGTCCTCTACTATCCTTGTCAGCATCATCATAATGATAATGGTAATCTTTCATTTACATATCCACTGAATGTATGCAGATAAGAAAACAATAAATGCTGCTGATGCAACTGTTATTTGCGCGATGATAAGCATCACTTTGCTCCTGCATTTACTAGCAGTGCTTGGTGACGACGATTCTCTTTTTGCTTCTGCTCTTTGATGAGTTGGAGCACGTTGAGTTTTTTTATCACTTATGACCCTCCTTTACA